GTTATTGTTAGATTATTAAATGTATTACTTCCATTTAATGCATAGCCTGCAGACTTTTTTGGAGTGAGCGTTACATTGTAATAAGTTTTCCCACCACCATAGAAATAAGCTCCAACAGTAATAGAAGATGTCCCAGCATTTATTATTGCGGCTATGTTAGCAGTAAATCCTCCGCTACTAGAAATAGTAGCTGACCCAGCATTTAATGTTCCACCACTATTGACGCCAAATGTTGTGGCGCTGGTAGAAGTACCAGTAGACATTGTTGATGAACCTGCATTTAATACTCCACCACTATTGATGGCAAGAGCGCCCGTTCCTGTAAAGGTAGATGAGTTTGCATTTACCGTACCCGTAATGGACGCAGTTGTGCAGTTTATTATTGAACCACGGCATGTAAGAGTTCCGCCCGTGCCGACCGTAAGTGCCGCTGATGACAGTCCATAGTTACTTGTACTGGTGTCAAAAACTACAAGCTGTGCCAAGCTTCCAATGGTAAGGGCACTACTGCTTGAGAAACCTGCGCCCAAAGTAAAAGTCAAAGTGCCCGATGCTGGGCCATTGATGGTTGTTGTAGCTGTGCGGACGATAGTGGATGTATAGGTGACTGTATACGACCCAGTGCCTGATGCCGAGTCAAAAATAACAACATCGCCTGCGACAGGCGCAGTAGCGGTTGGAGTTCCATCTGAGTTTAGTGCCCAATGCCCTGTTGAGGAGTTATCCCAAGTACCGCTTCCACCAACCCAATATTTGGTTGCCATTTTTTACACCTGCGTGGTTACCAGAACAACATCCCATCGAGTGTTGTCGGCGTTGTAGATGCACCCAACATACAGCATCTTACTTGCAGTAGTTACAGTTGGGAGAAATACACCAATAGGGGTGTATGTTGCGTTCCAGCTAAGTGTCTGTGCGGAGCCGTTGTCAAGGATGCGGATGATTAGCTTGTTGCCATTGAGCGGCGTTCCCGTGGGCGCGGCCACAGTAAGAGTCGCTGCCTGAGCAGTCAGATTGTACTGATCGTATGCACTGATGTCGGGCGACAGCGTGGCCGTGGATGTTGCGGTTGATACACGAGGGTTATACCGTCCAACGATGTTGCTACTGGCGTTTAAAGTTGTGAATGCACCAGCCGCTGCCGCCGTACCGCCAATGGCGGGTGGGCTTGCTAAGTAGGCGCTAAATCCTGCCCCAGATACCGTCCCGCTGGCGCTTAGACTAGTAAATACTCCCGCACCGGATACCGTCCCGCTGGCGCTTAGACTAGTAAATACTCCCGCACCGGATGTGTTGGCAATTTTTACAAAGTCGGTACCATTCCATGCAACAACTGCAGACTCGCCAGCAACAAGCGTTACCCCAGCGCCGGTAGCCCCGATAAGGATGATGGACTGCGTACTGGAAGTCTTGTTAATGACTATGTATGGCTTGGATGGTGCTGGGGCTGTTATGGTTCGGGTAACTGTACCACCGGCAGTCCATAGAATAATCGCCGAACGCGCCTGATTGGCTGCAAGGGGCGTAGTCGATAAGGTTACGTTTGCATCGGCACTCAGTGTGGTGGTTCCTGCGACGGCGGAGTCCAGCAGTGAGGTGATGGAGTTGTTTACCGTGTCGCCCCAAGTGCCAGAAAGCTCGCCGGTAACCGGTAGGGCTAGACCCAAGAGTGATGTTGCTGCCGTGGCCATGCTGTGTCCTTAAGTGTTAATGGGCGTCCAACCGCCCCCTTGCGCGTTGTCTACTATAGTCCAAACAAGCGCTTGCTCGTTACCGACCGTAGTCCAGTCTGCAGTCTGGTCGTTTTGGATTTTAACCCATCCACCAGTGACCTCACCCGCACCCGTGACGTTAATATTTTCCGCGATTGCAGCAAAAAAAACAACGGACGCGGCATTTGTGTTGTCTACGGCTAGGCCTTCAGTGATGTTGGCGGCAACAAAAGCCCCGATAGTCGTAACATCTTCGGCAGTCAAGTTCTCTGTAAGCGATAGCAGCCAAGAAAAAACCAAACTTGTATTTGCCTCGATGGTTTCTACGATAGCAACGGACACTTTGCTCTGTATCGTTTCTATATCACTAGCCGTCAGCGCCTCTTCCACTGCCGCTTTAAAGTTGGCTACTACTGCACGGACATCGTTGGTATTAATGTTTTCTGCAATAGCGGCGCTGAGGTTGGCGGAAATGCTTAGACTCGTGTCTGCTGTCAATGCTTCTGCTATTGCCAGAAAAATACTTATAGAGGCAGCAGAAACGTCGCCAAGGCCAATACTTTCTATTTGTGTTAAATTAAATGAAATTACTCTTAGTGCCACATCCCCGGCAGTCAAGGTTTCCAGTATTGTGGTAACGTACTGTGCAGTTATGTTTTTAACATCCGCAACTGAGATTGCTTCCGTTAATCCTTGGATATAAGCGGCACTTGCTGTTGTATTGTCCGCCACACCGGTATCTTCAGTTAAAGCTGCTTTAAACTGTGCTAACACTGATGCGGCTTCCGCCAATCCAAGGCCCTCCGTCAGCGACGCCAAAATAGTGCCCCCAATAGATTCCAGATCGGCGGCTGTCAAGTTTTCCGTCAAAGACAGCAAAAACTGCGCTGCAAGCGCGTTGACTTCTGCCGCAGTAAGATTTTCGGTGATGGATGCCAAAAATGCGGACGCCGAGGCATTAGTTTCCGCTAAGCTAATACTCTCACTTAGTAAAGCAAGCAGTTGGGCGGTAAGGGTCTCCGCTTCTGTTAGTGAAATATCTTCTGTAATAGACAATGCTATGGGACCGCCACTACTTGTGTATTGGATAACAATAACACCATTTGCACCAGCACCAGACCAACCGACTGTTACTGTGCCCGCCGCACCACCAGACCCACCACCTCCATACAGGCCACCACTACCTCCGTCAGGATTTGCAGTGGCTGAAAACCTGCTGCCCCCTCCTCCACCGCCGCCTGAATATTGCCCAAGAACACCTCCTGCTTGGCCAGCGCCACCAGTTGCGCCAGTTTGATAGCCCGGAGCGCCGTAGCCTCCACCGCCGCCACCTCCATTAACCCCAGTAGTTGGGTTGATGCTGCTACTTGAGCCGCCTGCTCCACCAGTACCCCCAGAATACCCCGAGGCACCGCCGTTTCCGCCAGCTACTGTAGTCGTTCCTTGGCCTGCTGAGCCACTGCCTAATAAGCCGCCTGCACCGCCCCCGCCTGCACCTCCAGTACCCCCAGTTGATGGTGTACCACCTGCTGCGCCATCACCAGCATAACCCCCTGCGCCGCCACCTCCACCGCCGCCACAGCCGGTTGGTACTACTCCTCCACCAGCACCGCCTGAATATTTTGTAGTTCCATACCCAGAAGCAGCAGCCCCGCCCGGTCCGATGGCAGCAGTTCCGGCACCACCACCTTTAGCTAGAGCAATATATCCAGTAATAGCTCTTGAGCCTATTGTTTGCGAAATTGAAACGGTGTAGGTTCCAGTCCCACCGCTCCCTGTGCCAAACGCAGTAATGTAAGTTCCGGCAGCTACAGCTGTGCCTGTAATGTATGAGCCAATATATAAAGTGCCAGACGTTACGCCGGTTACAGTTAAAACTGTTGTTGAAATTGATCCGGTTACTACCGCTGGACCAATGTAAGTATCTCCGCCAGTTGTTCCACTTGTCGATGATGTAGTTTTTGCGGGGCCACCTGCTCCAACAGCAATAGTTATGGACTGTCCAGCGGTAAACGAAACTACAGTGTTTCTTGAGTACGCTCCACCACCACCGCCATTGGAGCCGTTTCCGCTACTGCCATTGCGCCCCGAACCGCCAGCACCAATAACCTCAAGGGTTGCGCCTGTGTTTGTCCAGTCGCTTGGGACAGTCCATGTTGTTCCGCTTGTTAAAACGACTGTAGGCATTACAAATCACTCAATTCGGATGGGTTAGGATTGATAAACCCCGTGCCCGTGTACACCCAGCCGATATCGCAATCAAGACCATCAAGAGGAACCAGCACCCCATTTTCAGCGGGGCACGGGTCGCTTGAATCAGCAACGATGATGTTGACCACAAACCCTTCTACGCAGACAGCACAAACAGTCATGGTGTATCCCTATGCGGCTTTAGAAAGCCTCTCGTGCAGGCCGCTCAATAAGCACCAACCAGTTGGCAACCCACAGCGCATTCCCAAGGGTACCGTAGGGCGTGTTAAAAGAAAAGTCGATCTTCATTCGTATTTCCAAAAACAAGTACCCGCCGAAGCGGGTACTTACGAACCGAGGTTCCGCCCGTTAATTAAGAAGTAGCTGTAGCAGAGTAAGTAACAGCAACCGTGTCGTTTAGAGACACAGATTTAGAGCTAGAAAAGTTGCCTACTGAATACAGTGTTCCGGCAGTGCTGGATTGAGTGCTTACAGCGCCAGACCCGGTAACCAAAAAGCAACCATAAATCGTACCGCCCGCACCGGTGATGGTGTAAGTAATTGAACCCGCCGCAGAAGTCGTGACGTTGGATGGGGTGGCGCCTGAAGATGTTGCGGCAGTAAACCCTGCAGTGCCACGGACTGGGGAGCCGCCAACTGTATAGTTAGTAAATTCACCAGAGTTGGTTGTAACCACAGTGGTCATTGTGTCCGTAGCAGCAAATGTCCAACTTGCTTTGGTCAAGCCCAAGAAGGGTCCCACAACCGTATAGGCGGAACCTCTGAACAGAGTGTCCATAAGCAACTGTTTACCAACGGCTACCACCAGATTTGGGAATCCCTCTTCCCATTTAATGTTTCCATCTGCATCACGGCACACCACATGGTAGTGCCCTTCTATGCTGGTGGTTTCGGGGGCAGTCACGTTGGCCTGCATAGTAGCAACTGCGTAGTCACCAAAGTTGGAGAGTTCTTTAGTCATACTGTTTCCTTATGCGCTACGAATCAGCGCGGTGGTTGAGGTGTTTGCGGGCATTGTAACCAAAAACGTGGTCGTCGAGGTCTTGTCAGACCCAAAGTCAATGACTGCGATGGATTTGTTGCCCTTGCTGGCATTGTAGATTAAAGCGCACCGCGCAGTCAAAGCTGAAGTCCACGATGTATTGGCAAAGTTGACGTAGGCCGTGTTGTTTGCAGTGTTGATGGTTACCCCTGTCAGGGTGTTGCCGCCTGCTGTATAGCCTGACGCTACAACTTCATTGCTGGAGCTGTACGCCGTTGTATCCAAAGTCAAGCTGGCCGCACCTGTATACAAAGCCATTTTGATCGTATCCGTGGACAGATCGTGGACTGCTTGGTATAGCTCTTGCTTAAAGCTGGTTGTTTGCCCTTGAACAATTGCCATGTTATGTCACCTGTTGGCGGAACTGCCCACTACGATACGCATCCTGACGTTCCATGCCGTCGCCCAAACGCTTGGCCAGAATAATGGCGTCTTTGAACTTGGCGTCGTACAGGCCAATGATGTCCTGCTCGCCCTTCATGTAGGTGTAGGCCTCGACCAGCGAACCGTACAGCAGTACTGAGTCAAAGTTGTCGCCAAGCCATGTAGTCGTCGCCGTAGTGATCGACTCGGGGTAGTAGAAGTAATGCAGCTCCACAGAGTATGTGGTGTCCGGCGTTGGGCCAAGGATAAATGACAACTCCGTAGTTGGTACGCCTGCGCTTATGGTTGGGCCAAATAGTGCGTAGTACTTAGGTATTCCTAGACTGGTTGGGCTTGGGTACGCTTCACGGATGAAGTTCACGTCTTTGTTCAACAGAAAAGTATACGTGCCTGTACCGTCGATAACAGCCAAGGAATAAGGTGCCAAAAAGTCTGTAGGACACGACAAGTATTTGTTGCTGACTGTCACCGACCCAGTTACGTTTTTACGCAACGAGGGGAACTGAATCGTGTTATAGATGCGCTGCTCTGCCTGCGTAATGAACGTGTTCATCGCAGATGTCGGGAACGTATTCTCCGTGTAATCGGAGATCGCTGTGACTAGAGCAGCGTAGTTCATGCCATCGGGCCTCGCGCCATCAGACCTTTAGTGGCGCAACCGGTGCCACGGATTTTGATACCCGAAGTCTTGGTTGGCTCATTGCCAGCGGATTTGCTGATGTTGCCAACGCTCACGTCATACGCATCGGACTTGCTGCGGTTAGGCATCGAACCGGGGTTGGACTCCATGCGCACGGACTTGCCGGACATGGTGTGTGGCTTGGCGTACAAGCTGGCAGGGCCAATTTCTTTGCCCATTTTTTTCATGCTTTGTGTGGCCATGATTAACCGCCTTTTTGGTTGGCTACTTTGGCCAGACCACGGCCTAGCTTCAGGAGCGATGCGTCGGAGACTCCAGCGCTTTTCTTGCCGCCTTTAGTCGGGGCGCAGTTTGGGCCGCTGTTGGGGAGAACTTTAGCATCGGTTTTGCCCTTCGACACGATACCGTCTGCTGCTTTTGTGTATGCCATGATTTACTCCTATGAAACCGTTACGGTTACTGTGCCTAGGCTTGCAGTCGCCACCAAGTTGTTCGGGGTCAAGACTGCATCAAAACCTGAAGAGCCACCAATCGGTGCCCATCCCCACTGAATATCCCTAGAGCCGCCACTATTGTAACCATCTGTCATCGGGCCTGCCACTAAATATGTGGTGTCATTACGCGGATTGCGCACAGCTTGCGGATCATCTACCGGAAAGGTTCCCAACATCAGTTGGGGGTGGTCCGGGTCCCAGCACTGTTGGCATACCAGCAGGTTAAAAACCCGTTGCTTCTGCACTTCTTTCTTCAGCTCAGTCAGCTTGTAGCGCTGCCCGCAACGGTCGCACATGGCGACCGCATTTTTGCCGGAAGAAAACCGATTGCCCATATCTTAGTTGATGAACATTTGGCGTGGTACGAAACGAACCGAGGCTTTCTCGCGGTCTTCGTCACTGGCCAACTGCCACGCTTCATCGTACTGTTGTTTCAGCATTTCGGTACGCTGCAGACCGTTTGGTACTTTCAGCGACAAGTAATATGCCAGTCCAGCCACCATGCAGGGGATAAAACGGAACGGGACGTCCATCGTATTCACGCCAGTACCCGCGTCATCAATTCGGCGCAAACGCCAGTACACGAACGTGTATGTCTGGGAGCTATCCGGCACTGGCCATACCGTAAAACGTGGTGCAGACTGCAAACGCTCAATCCAAACTTGAATAGGACGGGCTTGCTGCAGCTTGTTGGGGATGGTGGCGTACGTGGACACGCTGATGCGCGTGATGGTCAAATCGGCCTGCGTAGACGCGTTACCGGCACCGGTGCGGATTACATGCTCCAGCAAGTCTACGGTGTCAGCAGGGAGGTCGTATGTGGCTTGGCCGGGAATCAGCGTAACCGACCCTTGCTCAAACGTCCACATGTTGACGCCACGGTTGGCCCAGTCGGCGAACAAAAGGTTCAAAGACCGACGGGCGGTCTTCAGGTCGTAGCCAGAACGCAGCTCAGAACCCGTGCGCTCAAATGCCTCCTCGACCAGCTCGGTGAGGTCTAGGTTAAACGCAGTGGTTCCAGAGACAGCCATTACCTATACCTCGCGGTTTTTGCCGCCACCTTGGGCGGCTGCTTTACAAATTGCTTACCTGACGCCTTTCCCGCACGTTTGGCACGGGTTGTAGCGGCGTACTCCGCCGGACTCAACGCCTTGAT